TGCAGAAGTTGTACCAAGGGTCCACGTAGTTAGCGTACCAGCGGAAGTGATGAGGTCGTTGATGATCTCACGGTCGATTTCAAGGTTGATTTCCTGTGCCAACACAGCGGTCAGTTCAGCTTCAGCATCCAAATTGTGCTGCGAGCGGAGGTCTTGCTGTGCTTCATAGGTCCAAACAGCCTTCAATTTACGAGTCTTAGCGGCAATTTCTTCACTCTCGATAGCCAAGTTGACTTCGGGAAGCACTGTATTGCCTTCCATGTTGTACTCGTAGGTAAAGGTGAGATAATCACCAGCGTGTAGTGGGCTAGTCCAAGCCATGGTAAAGGTACCATCGGAGTGATCTAGACCAGTACCAGCACCAGCATCGAATGCTGGTGTAAATTCAGCATCGTTAATGGCGAAATTGCTTGAGTTCACACCTACGACACTTGTGCCAGCGGTATCAACAGTACCAGTAACAAGCAGCAGGTCAGCACTGTCATAAACCTTAATAACTAGCGTTCCGGCGAGCACTGGAGTGAATTCCAGTTCATGTACCGAAGTAGCACCACTAACTGCCGTGGTATCCTTCTCTTCACTAACAACTTGTGAGGAGTAGAAGTTAGACAGGTTTGCATCACCACTAGCTAGCTGCTGCATTGAGCCAGCATCGTTAGCTGTACTATAAGCACCGGCTGCAAGATCGGCACCTCTCATGTCGCCCTTGTTCGTGGCATAACGGAAACGTAAGTAGTATACGAGTCCAGTTGGGCCGAGCAAGGGTTGCACGGAGACGATCTTATTAGCGATCAACTGTGGGTAAATACGACGAACTAGCGGAATGCTAATTCTCTTAAATTGGGCTACGTCGCCCGTGTCGGTTGAAACTTCGTTGACGAGTCTCTGGTTTTCTAGCAGAACGGCAGTGGTTGCACGGATACTCTTATCTTCGATACCGTCAAGCAAACCAGTCTGACCCCAACGACCTTCAAGTTCTTTTGCTTCGTTGAGCAATCTGGAGTTAATATTCATTTTTAACCTTCTTAATTTCTAATGGTTTTAATTTTTAATGCCTGCAAGAGTTAGAAGATCGTCCAGACCTTCATTGATTGCTGGCACGGTATCATTCGTGTCTTCTGTGGATTCTTCGGTGCTTTCATTGAATTCAGCAATGACTTCAACCTTTTCGTCCACAATAGATTGTCCTTTTCCTTCTGCTTCTTCTGCTTTCGATTCTCTTTCTTTCTGTTCTGCAATAACTACTGCTTCCTGTGCGGCTTCGGCTGATTCTTGTTGTTCAACAAGGAACTGCTGAGTCTCATGGACAGTTTCGTTAAGCTTGTTGTTCTCTGTAGAAAGTCTAATGTTTCTAGCTTCGAGAACCTTTAATGCGCCTTTAAGCTCATCGACTTCTTTACCAACTACATCTAGTTTGGCACTAGTGTTGTGGGCATAGTCTTCGTCGGAGAGGTAATCGGCTGTAATATCAACAACTTTATCAAAGGCCACTTTATGTTCGGCCATACGGGGATCATTGAGAATGTCCTGTTTGGCTTGTTCATAAATTTCAGAACCTTTGTGTTGTAGAAATTCGTCAACTTTATCAACGATATATTCTTTCATCTCAGCGAGTTTTTTATCGTACTCGTCGTACATCTCAACTTCGATGCCTTCATTTTTGTCACGTTCAGAAATCAACATTTGGTAGGCTTCTTCATAGCCCTCTTCCAAAGCTGTATCGAACTCAGATTTTTGAGAGTTTATCCGAACATTAAGATCAGTAATGACCTTGTATGCTTCTTCATAACCCTGTTCTGCTGTTTGTTCTGCTTCGGAAAGTTCGGTCGAAAGCTCACCATAAGCCCCTTCCAACTTTTCGTTGAATTCTTTTTCAAGTTCTTCTCTGACTTCACCTTTAGATTCTTGCAAAGATTCCTCAACAGCAGAAGCAACTTCATTTACCTGATCTTCGGGTAAGAGTTTTTTTAATGACTCAATAATTCTATCCATTAGATTTAACCTCACTTTTTATTTTGTCTGTTTCTTCTTTGATAATGCCGCTGAGTGCAGCCACAATAGCTTCTTTACTAACAATATGTATGCCGGTGCCATCATTTTTTGATGAATTACTAGCAACATTATGGTTATTAACGGCCTCTTTTTTAGCCTTAGTGACTTTTTCTTGAAAAGCCGAAGAAGTACTAGGGTCAGCAACGGCATCAAACGTGATGAGCTTGTAGCTTTCACCTATAACTAAAATTCCATTTTCATTCACTTTACCATTCCCTACTCCTCTTGAACTAATTCCAACACGAACCCCATCATTAATAAGGCTCTTTAAAACTTTTCCATGAGGAGTATTAAGAATTTCTCCTTCTCCCATCAACGTATTACCTTCCCACCACAATTTTGTGACAACATGAGAGGCATTAGTGAAGTGAATGATACTGTCGGTTGGGTGATCCAACTCGCCAATTAATC